CACCAGCCCCGACCAGTCGACGGCGCCGAGCACGGGCCTACCGGTCGAGCCGATACACGAGGTCCGAGTCGAGGTCGTCGAGCGGCCACGGCCCACCGTCGGCGGCCACCGACCACCCCCGCTTGTCGCGGCCACGGGCCGCCTGGTCCTCGGTGACCTGCGTCGCGTACGACGCGAAATCGGTGACCCACGGCATCCCGTCGACCGTCCGCACACAAATCTTCTCCACGTCATCATCTCCATTCGCCGGGGGGGGCCGGCCGCCGCCGCCGGTGTCGAGGTCGGCCCGAAAGCGGTGCATGTCCCACGTGGCCGGACCCCACGGCGCCGGCCCGTACGGGTCCACCTTGCGATCGGGGGCCCACTCGGCATGCGAGTGCACGTGGGCGACCGGGATGCCGTAGGCGGCACACAGGGCGCCGACCAGCACCAGATACGCCGACGTCTGCGCCGTCGGCCACGGTTCGCCGACGCCGTCGTTGCCGGCCTCGATCCCGATCGCCGAGCTGTTCGCGGTGTCGGGGTCGAGGTGGGCGCAGTCACCTTTGCCGTTGGTGTTCGTGGCCCCCGCCGCGCAGACGTACACGACGCCGGCACGGTCGAGGTACAGGTTGCACAACGGGGCGTCGTCGTCGCCGAACGTGCAGTAGTTGACGTCCGGCCATCCGTCCGAGCTCGCGGAGCTCGCGGTGTGATGCACGATCACATGGTCGGGTTTGCCGCCGGCGTAGCCACCCGAGCCGCGGGCCCGCGTCGGCCACCCGTCCACCTCGACGACGACCAGCCCGGCGCCCCGGCACACCTCGGCGAGGTCGGTCAGGTAGCGGCCGCCCATCAGTGCAACCCCTGGCGGCGCCACCAGGCGAGCAGGGCGACGACCACGAGCACCAGCCGGGCCCGCTGCCCCTCGGCGAGCTGGTCCCAGCCGACCGTTTCGAACCCGTCACGCTGACGCAACGCGTGGAGCTTGCGGGCCACCTGCTCGGCGTCGGCCGGCGCCACGTCGAAGCTGTCGGCGGCGCCGTGGTCACCGATCACAGGGGCGGCCACGGGTCGGGCGGCCACGACGCCTGCACCGACGACAGAATCGCCTGATCGGTGATCACCGCCGGATCACCGCCCGGGTCGGGATTCTCGGCGATGACGGCGGATTCGTAGGCGGCCTCGGTGTCGATCGCCACCGGCCACGACAACACGTCCCACACCGGCGTCGTCACGTCACCGGCGACGGCCTGCCCAAAATCCGACGCCGCCGCGGCCGGGTTGTTCCGCGCTTCTTGGTGCGCCGCGGCGACGACCCGGTCACGCAACGCGACGTCACGCGACGCCAGGGCAATGGTGCTGTAGGACATGGCGACTCCCTAGGTGGTGAGGGTGGGCACGACGATGACGTCGAGGTAGTTGAACTCCGACCCGCCCGCGAGTCCGACCTGCACGGTGGCGGCGATCGCGGCGAGCTTCAACGCGTACTGCTCCGATGACCCGGCCCCGATCGAATGCATTGACGACAGCGTGAACGATGTGCCGTTGCCACCGGCGGCCGGGCCGCGGACCTTGCGCATCATCACCGCACCGACCCCGTAGAGCACCAGGTCGACCTCGCCGAGCGACGACACCAGCGCGCCGACGGTGATCACGGCCAGTCGCCGGTACGGCGCCGACGGGATCGTGACGTTGCCGCTGATCCATCCGCCCGACGTGTCGACCACCGTCGCCGGGAACGACAGGGCGGCCTGATATCGCTGCGCCGATTTGAGCTTGCCGATCGTGTTGGCGGTGGCGTTGCCCCACGCCGACTCAATCAGCTCACCGGCGGCGACGTTGCCCGGTGTGCCGTCGGGGTTGGCGGCAAGCTGCGGGTCGACGCCGGGGCCGAGCAGGGCGTCGAGCTGGTCGACAAGGGCCCGCAGCCGGGCCCGGTCGACGTCGGGGTCGGTGATCGTCATGGCGTCAGCTCCTGCAGTAGTGCGGCGGCCTCGTCGCGCAACGCGGCGGCGTTCGTCCATGACGCCTGATCCCACCGCGCCGTGTCCCAGCGGCCACCGGCGATGGCGTAGGGGGCGGCGTCGTCGAGGGTGACCCGGCACCGCCAGCCGTGGGCGTCCCAGCTGTGCTCGGCGGCGACGGCGAGCATGGTGCGGTCGAACACGGTGCGGCCGTCACGCACCAACACACACCGGTACCGCGACGGCCGGGCCGGGTCGACGGTGGCGCAGAAATCGCGGGCCGCCGTCGAGGTGGCGGCGTCGACGGTGACCGCGGCGATGCGCGGCATCGTCGCCGCGCCGTGCGCGGCGACCAGCCGATTGGCGATCGCGGTGAGGGTGACGGTGTCGGTGGTGACGAGGTCGTCACGGGTCGGCGACGTTTCGATGCCGTAGACACGTTGCGCGGCGGCGTCGTCGACGACGACCGGGGTGCCGTCGGCCGGCCCGACGATCGCCCGGGTGGTCATCTCGGCCCGGGCGAACGACACGTCATAGCTCGTCGGGCACACCGCCCCGGCCGTGTTGCCGATCGTGGCGTCGACCGGGGCACCGGGCATGTAGAGCTGCCAGTCACGGCGCCGGTAGACGATGCGGCCGGCGACGTCGCCGAACACCGACCCGCCGGTCGAATCAGCGGTCACCGTCAACAGGTCGACGACCGGGCCGGCGAGGTCGGTGGCGACCAGCGGCACGTAGTCGACGTCAATCGACCGGCGCGACGCCGGGAACGTGACGGCGTCGAGCACACGGCCGATCCGGGCCGACGCCGTCTCGCCGGCCCCGACGGGCGGGTCGACGGCGACGAGCACGGTGCGGCCGGCGTCGCCGAGGGTGTCGACGGCGTCGATCGTGACGGTGTCGGCGGCGGCCAGGCGGCCGTCGTACAGCGCGGTCTGCGCGTCGATCACGCCACGCCACAGCACCAGGCGGGGGCCGCCGTCGAGCTGCACTCCCCAACGGATCGACCGGCCGGGCCGGACGTCGAGCACACCGGGCGGTTTCGCCCCGGCGAGCAGGTCGGCCCAGCCGTCACCGTTGGCGATCGCGAACGTGGCGGTACCGACCTCCCAATGCTCGGTCGTGCGGTTGCGGCCCCGCCGGTCGTCGCAGCCGATCACGTGACACGACACGTCGAGCCATGACGGTTCGTCACCGGCCCATTTCGCCCCGGCGTTGTCCCACCGGGCGCTATCCCATTGCGACACCGACCCGGCGATCCGGGAGTCGCCGACGCCGACCTCGACCCACGGCGACGCGCCCGGCACCGTGAAGATCCGCCCGGCGGTCATCGGTGGCCCGCCAGACGGATCCCGTCACGCGTCGCCGCGCGTACGACCCGGGCGACGTCGAACCGGTTGCCCAACACCGCCGTCGACACGTTGACGGTCACCGGCGGCACCAGCGCGGTGACGCCGATCGTGGCGGCCGCCGGGTAGGCGCCGACGGGGCCGGCAGCGGGCGCGCCGACCCCGTCGACGTCGCCCAACGGGTTCACCGTCGGCCCCTCCCCCGTCCCACCCGGCGGCGGTGGGACAGACTGCACGACGATGCCATTGGCGAGCTGGAACCGGCCGCCGCCGAGGTTGCGCACCCCGTTCACGACGACGTTGGCGGTGACGGTCGTCGACTTAGGTTTCTCCAGCTGCGCCAGCTCGGCCGTGGCGGCGGCGGTGTCGGCGTCGGCTTTGATCGCCGCGGTACGCGGCGACGATGCCTCGGCGAGCAACCGGTTCGCGGTGTCGAGGTCGCCCCGGTCGATCGCCGCTTGAATCTCGGTCATCTTCTCCGGCGGGATCTGATTCACCGACCCGACGTAGTCGAGGATCGCGTTCCTAGCCGGCCCCTTCGCTGTCGCCGCGGTTGCCAGTAGCGACGCGTTCTGGTCGTCGAGCCGTTCGGTCGACGTGCGGGTCGTACCGTTGGCGGCGGCCTGTTTGTCGTGCAGATCCTGGGTCGCCTTGGCCAGGTCGATCGCGGCGTCGCGCTGGTCACCGGTCGACGCTTCGGAGTCTTTGAGCACGTCAGCGAACGCGGTCATCGCGTCGTTCACGACGAGCTGCTGGTCGGCCGCCGCGGTGGCGGCGTCGACCTGCCCGTTGAGCGCGTCGGCCTCGGTCTGCAGGGCGTCGACGACCGCTTTGGCCTGTTCGGCCATGATGTCGGCGACCCGTTGCGCCTGGTCGGCGCCTTCGGCCTGAATGTCGGTGAACGTCTGCCCGACGAGCGCGGCGTCGGAGTAGGCGGCGTCGAGGTCGCGGACGTGGTCGGTGGCGGCCTTGGTCGTCGCGTTCGTGGCCTCCTGTTGCGCGGCGGCCGACGCGTTGATCGACTCCCAGTCAACGACGGCGTCGATCGCCCCGTGCGCGGCCCGGGACACGGCCTCGATG